CAAGCGCGTGCCTGCCGATCAAATCATTCACCTATTCATTCCACACCGCACGGGACAGACGCGCGGATACCCGTGGTTTGCCTCCAGCATGGAGCAACTCAACATGCTTGATGGGTATTTCAAGGCAGAACTTGTAAAGGCCCGTGTGGGTGCGTCATTGGTTATGTCCATCGAGACAGACGCGGATGCGCCGGCCGGGGAAATTGAGAGCGACGGCATGAACGCTGATGGCTCCAAGGCAATTGATATTGGCGCTGGCAAAGCCATCGACATGCCTATCGGTAAGCATCTCAAGAACAACACTCCAACTCATGATCCGGAGTTCTCGCCGTTCGTAGAGAGCAGCAATCGGCTTATCTCTTCTGGCATGAATGTCGCCTATCACAAGCTGTGCAACAACCTGGCCGGCATAAATTACAGCTCAGGCCGTCTCGGAGAATTGGAAGAGCGCGACTTCTGGATGGAGATGCAAGCAGAGTTAATTGATTCTGGTATGGAGCCAATGTATGACGCATGGTTGGCCGCCGGCTTGATGTGGGGAGGCATTAAACTGCCGCTCACTGACAAGGAGCGTTTTCAGGGAGACGCCCTGAAGTGGGAGCCACGGCGCTGGGCCTGGGTTGATCCACTCAAGGACGTACAGGCATCAACATTGCTCGTCCAGAATGGCTTCGAGACTAATGAGTCTATTCTCAACAGCACTGGGCGTGACCTCGAAGAGGTGTATACACAGCGCAAGCGTGAACAGGACCTCGCAGACAGTTTGGGTTTGAAGTTTGGCACAGATATACGCGGTGAAGCTGCAAGCGAAATCAACGCGGAAGAGACGGAAGACAGTGACGGATCCAGCGGTGAACCGAAGGATGGCCAAGAAAAGCCGGCCAAGCCAAAGGCCAAGACGAAACCCGCGCCGTCACGTCCAAAAGCGCGCGAGTTGGTGCGCGGAATGCATTCAGCCAACGCCGCGCTATGGGACTTAACGGAGGATAGCGAATAATGTTCCCGACCAAGAACGACACACCGGACGCCGCGCGGGCGGCGTCTGTATCGTTACTCAATCAACACCTTGCCCTTGCAACCTCCGCGCAGCTCTTCTCGAAAGCCGCGCATTGGAACGTGAAGGGAGAGGGGTTCTACCCAGCGCACAAACTGTTCGATAAGGTCTATGAACTTGTGCAGGGACAAACCGACGATATCGCGGAACGCATCACGGCGCTGGGCGGAGAGGCGCTTGGGCTTCCCGCACAAATTGAGGACGCCTGGAAAAAGAACCGCGCAACTGCAATGACAGGCATAGCGATCAATGCATCCATGGGCGTGCAGGATAATGTCCGCGCCATGGCGGCGATGTTGGCGAGCGTGGCCAATAGCTACCGCGCAGCGATTGGCGAAACGTCCAATGATCCTGTTACGCAAAACCTGTATCTTCGCTTAGCAGAAGATACCGACCATATGCTGTATTTCCTGGAGGCAAACCTCCGGGCATGAAACCATACTATGACCACGGCGGCATTACCATCTATCACGGCGATTGCCGGGAGATACTGTCGGCTGAGGGAATCCGTGCAGATTTGCTTTGCACGGACCCTCCGTATGGGATAGGCGCGAGCCACGCAGCGCACTACGGCGAGGGCGTCAAGTGTCACCGAACCGGCATTGTCAAAGGCAAGGCGATCCAAAAACGCAATTACGGCGATAGCTCTTGGGATGATGCTCCGCCCGATGCTGAGCTTATCGCCCTGATTCGTTCTTGCGCGCCGCATCAAATTATCTTTGGCGGAAACTACTTTGTGTTGCCGCCATCCAAGTGCTGGCTCGTCTGGGACAAGCTACGCGGCGACACGCAATTTGCCGATTGCGAATTAGCATGGACAAATTTCAACAGAAGCGTGCGCCGGATTGCCTACAAATGGAATGGCTTTCTGGTTGATCCGGGCAGTAAGGATGTGCGTGTGCATCCTACACAAAAGCCTCTCACGGTGATGCGTTGGGCTATCGCTCAGGCTCCCGCTGACTGCAAAGCAGTGCTCGACCCATTTATGGGGAGTGGCACGACACTAGAGGCGGCCAAGCTCATGGGGTTGAGTGCAGTCGGTATTGAGCGTGAAGAGCGGCATTGCGAATCTGCCGCGATCCGTTTGTCGCAGGAAACCTTCGCTCTGGTGGAATAACTCATAAATTAGCGGGCTTTTCTAGTTACAGCTCATAACTAAATTATGAGCAATAAACGCACTCCGTCCGCGCTACCGCTCCAGTTTCGAGAGGCCAGAATTGCCGCTACTCCAAAAGAGGGAGAGCGGTTATCTGGCCCCGATCCTGGGCGGTTTGAATTCGTGGTGAGCAGCGAGGAGCCGGTGCGTCGTTGGTTCGGTGACGAAATTCTCCTGCATAGCAAAGAGAACGTGCGCACGGGCCGCCTTGATGCCGGCATGGTTCCGGGACTGTTTAACCATGACATGGATAAACAGCTCGGAATCGTGGATAAGTATGAGCTGAAAGACGGAAAACTCCGTGTATCCGGTCCGTTCGGGCCTTCTCCATTTGCGCAAGAGAAACGTGCCGACTATGACGCCGGCATCCTCAAGGCGGCCTCTGTGGGCTACAGGGTCTACAAGATGGTGCGCACTGTCACTGAGGATGGCGAAGGTGATGAGGACCCGGAGAATCCGCCGCGCTGTGAGGTGCGGGACTGGGAGCCGTACGACGCCTCATTGGTCACCGTTCCTGCTGATTATGCCGGCTCTGGCGTTGGTCGTTCTGACAAGGCCGACAAAGAGTATCCGGTTGAGTTGGAAACCGTCACCGCAACGCGGAGTGCTGATTCGGCCGCCGCACCCACCGCTGAGGTTATCAGCGAACCACCTTCAACACAGGAGAAACGGAACATGGCCGATACGGCTAACACGCCCAGCCCTGCTGAGCTGGAATTGAAGCGCGTACAGGATATTCTGGCCGTTGCCGGCGACGAGGATTTCGGCAAGCACGTGAGCCAGGACGAGGTGCGTAAGGCGATTACGGACAAGACTACGGCGGACGCATTCAAGGATACGGTGATTCGCAAGATCATCGATGCCAATGATGCGGCCAAGGTCGGAACGATGGGTGACCGCACGTTTGAAAGCGCGGGCAGGGACGGCAGGCGGTACAGCTTCACCAATGTCCTGCGCAGCATTATCAATCGCGCCCAACCGGGAAGTTTCCGCAGTGTGCCGGATACCACGTTTGAACGAGAAATGTCCGACGAACTCGGCAAGCGCCTCAACATTAACACGACCGGCTTTCTCGTTCCGCTGGACGCGCTCACCCGTGCTCTCGGCACTCAGGCCATTGCTGGTGCATCCGGACAGCTTGCCATCACTTCGGAAGCTGCGGCCGTGGCAAGCATCACCCGGCCGGAAGTGATCGAACTGTTGCGTAACCGTCCGCGCGTCCAAGCTCTCGGTGCGCGTGTTCTGGGCGGCCTTCAAGGAATTGTACGATTGCCGCGTCAGTCTGCGGCTGGCACATGGCAGTGGCTTGGAGAAGGCGCAAATACCACGCCCAGCGACCTCAGCATGGACTTTGTTTCCGTCCAGCCGCGCAGGGGTAGCACGCAGAGCGCGGTTGACATCGAACTGTTGGCCAGTACGTCACCGGACGTTGAGGGTCTGATGCGTGCGGACTTCAACCGTATCCGTGGACTTGGCATCGATCTGGCATCTTTGGTTGGACCTGTGGGCGGACCTGGCCCAGTTGGTTTGATGAACGCGACGGGCCTGGCGCTCATCCCTCCCAGCGGAACCACGATGGCGAGCGGCGGAAAGGCGCTGAGCTATCAGGACTACATTGCGTTTGAGACGGCAACATCCGCCGCAAATGCGGACGCCGCGACATCTGGATGGATGTTGACGCCGGAAACACGCGGGTTGGCAAAGGGCACTCAGAAGTTCCCCGGAGCCAATGCGGAGCCTATCTGGAAGGAAGGCCCCAAGGATCCCAGTGGCCTGGAAGATGGGCCGCTCGGTTACAGGGCTGGTGTAACCAACCAGCTCCCGAAGAATGGTACCGCAAGCGGCGTTACCGGGGCCGTGCTGCATACCGGAATCTTCGGCGATTGGTCGCAGCTCATTCTGGCGGATTGGGGCGTCGTGGAGGTGGTGTATGACCCGTATACCCAGGCCGGTGCTGGAGCCATTGTGCTGACGATGCGCTCTCTGCATGACACCGCTGTTCGCCATATTGCGGCCTTTGCGGCCTCGAACAAGATCGCCGTCGCCTAAGCCTATCTAAACATTAACCCTCCGCTCTATGCCGCTTAACCTCGCAGCACAGAGCGGAGGCCCAACAAGTAGCGCATCTCGCACACAGAAAGGTATTGCATGTTGAGTATGAATTCCAAGCCTGCTCAGGTTGAGGCTGTCCTTTGCATGGACATGCTCATTAACGGTGAAGAGTGCGCGACCGGCGAAGTGGTTGAGCTGAGCGCGCGCGAATTCAAGTACCTCCACACGTACGACCGTGTTCTTCCGGCCACGGAGAAAAACGTTGCCGCCATTCGTGCCCAGGTGAAGGCAAAGAAGCAGGCAGCCGAGAAACAGGCCGCCGCCGCCGATGAACTGGGTACAACCAAAGCTCAATTGGCCCTGGCTCTGGCCCGCATCGTGGAGCTGGAGAAGGGAGCCAAGTAACCCATGTTTGGTGATTCCGACTTGCCCGTATTCTTTGGAGACTTCGGAAAACAGTCTCTTGTGGTTTGGAATAACGAGCCGGCCGTCAACGGAATCTTGGATCAACACACGGATGTGTTCTCGCACGGCGGCGGCCCCGGTGGAGTGGAGCGCAATATCAAAGTTCTTCAGATTCCGTACAACGCGTTTAGCGCGGCTCCCAAGCCGCGTGACCCGATCACGGTGGGCGGTGTGAATTACACCGTCCATTCGTTACCAGAGCAAAGAGACTTGCAAGTGATCGAGCTGTACTTGAAGCGCGCGTGAGGTTATCCGTGATTACCAGAACCAGTAATAGAATGCTGTCTCCTGACCGTGAGGAAAGCTATGAAAAGCGTGAACAAAGTTCTTCTGTTGGGCTACATTGGCCAACCACCGGAAGCCAAAGCGCTCAGCAAAGGTGGAACGTTGCGGACGGAGGTCTCTCTAGCAACGAACGACAGGTACAAACAGGGAGACGAATGGAAAGATAGAACGGACTGGCACACCGTTTTGTTTTATGGGCGTCTGGCAGAGATTGCGCGCGACTATCTACACAAAGGCTCGAAGGTCATGGTTGAGGGGCGCATCCGCAATGACAGTTGGGACGACAAGGACTCGGGCCGCAAGCAGTACCGGACGCGGATCGTGGCCACAGATGTGACGCTCCTCGACTCCCGTGATAACAGGCCGCCGGAGCCCCCGGCAGAAGTAGACGAGGAGGACGTTCCGTTCTGATGGCCAGCAATGTGACTGTATGGACTCAAGCTGCCAGCAACTACCTAGCGGCCCTTAATGAAGGGGGGTCACCGGCCGTTGTGTGGCGCACGCGCTTCGAGCCAATCAGCGCGGATGAAGCGGTAGCCGGAGCTCTCAATCTATTTGCCACCAAGGTTGCTGTACGCTACGACGGAGCGAACGACTCGGCCAACATTGAAGCAAAATTCACGGTGCGCGGAACCGTTGCGGCGACCGATGAGGTGGACGTTGCGGCTGATCCGCTTGTCTTGTGGGCATGGAAGCAGCTTCGCAAAGATGCATCATTAGGCGGCGTGGTGCTGGATGCACGCGTTGAAGACGTGGAAATCGGATACATAGACAAGAACCAATCCGACGAAATTTGTGTGGATGTAACTATCTGCGTTGAAGTGGAAGTAGATAGGAACGATCCATCGATCAACAAAACGTACCTGGGAGGGTAAGACGACATGCCAACCGTAACGCCACACAAGTTACAGGGATACAAAGCGCAGTTGCAGTACACGCCCAGTGGCGGCGGGGCTGCTGTCACTGTTGCTGGATTGAAAGAGGTGGAGGGAGGATTCAAGGCTGACGAATTGGACGCCACAGACCACGGTAATAACGGGTGGAAGTCGCGTCTCATTGGCTTGCTGGATTTTGAAGGCTCCGCCAAGCTGGACTACATCACGGGTGACACCTCGCAGCAAGCGCTACGCAGCGCGATTCTCAACTCGACGCCGCTCGCCATCACTCTGTTGCCTGAAGTATCCATCGGAGAAGATTCCTACGTCGGTTCCGTCATCATCACGGATTTCAAGTGGGACGGGAAGAACACTGACCTGCAAGGCATCCAGATCACAATGAAGGGCGCAGGGCCGTTTAGCATCCAGGCGCAGCAGTAATTTGCGACGGGAATCTCACGGACACGCCTTCACTGTGAGAGTTTGAGGGAAGGGCGGCTCATATATTGGGCCGCCCTATTTTTACAAGTGAGGAAAGAGATGATTGACAAGACACCGATCTATGTTGACTTTGACCGCCGGCGTGAGTTGTCCATGAACCTCAATGCGGAAATCCTGATTCGCAATACGGCGGAACCTGGCTCTGCGCTATGGCAGACTATTGGCGTAGAGAAGGACCAGAATACCGGAAAAGATCGCCGTACGCTTGATGTGAACCTGGACAATCTCAAGGTTTACCTGTGGGCGATGCTTCAGGACGACGCCAAGAGGCGCGACGAAAAGCTCACCGTCGAAGACGTGGGGCAGATGATAACCAAGCGCAAATGGGTAACTCAGGCCGTGGTTAAGATCACAAAGGCCTTAGCCGCGTACTACGGTGACGAACAGGGGGAAGCAGAAGCCCCGTCCGGAAAGTAGGCACGGGGCGTACGAAGCGCACTAAACCGTGGACGTGGGAAGACGCTTTCCGCGTTGTGTGCGGCGAGATGGGACTGTCTCCTGCGGAGTTTTACCGCCTGCAATATTGCGAGTTAGTGCTCCTGTTGGATGGATACAGGGATCGCCTGAAACACGAAGCCAGACGGGCGCGCATTGAATCAGCATGGCTGGGGCACGTCTATCTGCTGCCACACACGCCAAAGGATGCTAAGCCCATCACTCCGTCACAGCTTCTAGAGAAGCCGAAGCGCAGGATGCCAATGAAGACGTTTGCGTCGCCGATAGCGGCGTTCGATGCGTTCTTTACGGCATACTCCAAACAGGAGCATAAACAAGATGCCCAATAGTGTGGTTGTAGTTGTGGCCGGAGACGACAAAACCGGCGAGGTATTCAACGCGGTAAAAAAGCACCTAGATGAAACCAAGGCAAAGGCGAAAGAAACGTCTGATTCCTTAGGGGAGATAGGTGAGACGTTGAAGCATGGCCTCGAAGCGGCCGGCATTGCCTTTGGCGCAAAGGAAATAATTGCTCAGTTTAGAGAGGTAGTAGCTGGAGCAGCGGAGTATGGTGAGACGATCAGTAAGGCCGGAGAGCGTACTGGTATCGCTGCGGGAACGCTCTCCGTGCTTCATTATGCCGCGTCTGTCACTGGCACCGATTTTGACAAGCTCTTGATGAGCGCCGGCAAGATGGGAAAGAATCTCGCAGATGCAGCGGACGGGAACAAAAAACTTGAGGCGGCATTTAATCAGGTTGGCGTCACTGCCCGTGACGTTGCAGGTCGGCATGATGCGGTCGATGTTGTCCTCCAGCAT